AGTATATACATACTCATGTACACCAGAATCAGTACGACTTCCTCCAAGTACTGTATATGTATATGAAACACAACTACAACTTATTAGAAGTCAAGCGGGTTCAGTAAATGTTGTAAATTCACAGTCATATTCAAATATGGGAAATGTATATGCGGTTACAAGTGGAAATCAAATTACTGCTAGAGCATACTCAGCCGCAGGACAGTCTGGAACACTTTATGGGCCATGGAACTATGATGCTGGGAGTGTTCCTAGAGGTAATAAGCATGGTATACTAATCTCTTCAGTTCCATATCAACAGACATATTCTATATCAAGATTTGAGGCAGATTTATGACAGATATAAAAGATAAAATAAAGGAAGTCGCTGATTTAAGAAATAAGCGTCTTGATATTTGTAGATCTTGTCCAGAATTTAATAAAATTACTACGCAATGTAATAGGTGTGGATGTATAATGTCTATGAAAACAACTTTAAAAAATTCTGAATGTCCTATAGGAAAGTGGTAGCATGGAAGTTTATTATAATTCTTTCGGAGTTCCTTATATAATTAAGGATGGCGTGCTGTATGACTTTAATACACAGCAGGCAACTCAAATAATCCCAGATGTAGCATTAGATATAGATTTTTTTAATCAAATAAAGGTACATGTTCTGGATTCTATAAGAAATATTTCAGACATTATTTCAAATGCTAACTATGATAATAATTTATTTAATTTCATAAGAGAGGTGGAGCCTGCCTTCTATTTGAATCAACTTTCAATCACCTTAAACGTATTAAGTGAAATGGAAGATCTTCAATATCAGGCAATCACTCCACAGCCATATCCATCTTGGCAATGGGATAAATCTAAAAAGTCATGGGTGTCACCGCTTGAAATTCCTGAGGGCGCTGTAGAGTCTAATATTCAATGGGATGAGGCATCTAATCAATGGATTCCACTAGAGCCATCACCATATGATGGATGGGTATGGGATTGGAATACACAGACATGGAATGCCCCAATAGAGTATCCTCTAGGTGCATCAGAAAATGAATTTATTTGGAGCAATGAACTAGGCACCTGGATTCTTAATGACCAGGCTGGTTAATTCTTCACTAATATTAAACATCCTCCTTTTAATTTCTGTTATATTTATTCATGTATTGTTTATACCAGTACTTGCCATGACTATAATAATTAACCTACTTATGATTATTACTGCAACAAAAAATAATTCTCTATCTTTAATCCATATAATTCTTTCATTAATATTTATACCAATAGTATTTATAGGAGTATTTAATGGAATATGAAATTCTTGCTCCAGCCATTTTCCTATATGAATTTCCAGAAAGTTTATCCAAAGATCTTGTTAATTTATTAAATGAAGATCTAGATTGGAAAAAAAGTGGCGTAGGGGTCGGAGGAGATCAAGATCAGCAAATTAGAACTAGTAAGAGTTTCCCGTTTGAGCAAGAGATGCCGCTAGCAGCAGATAAAGTAAAGTCTATAATGATTCAATGTGTTAATCACTATATGGAGCATCACAATATAATGGTAACCCAGGATGAGGGACTTGATTTACTAAGGTATGAGCCATCAAATAAATATGACTATCATATAGATTCAGACTGGAGAATGTATAGAACAGTATCTATGCTTATATATCTAAACCCTACAGAATACGAGGGCGGAGAGACACACTTCAAGCACTTTGATGTTAATGTTAAACCTGAATATCCATCAATAGTTGTATTTCCATCAAATTATGCATATGAGCATAGCGCAAAGCCAGTAACAAGTGGGGTTAAATATGTTTTAGTGACATGGGGTAACGATCTACCTCATAGAATGTCTCATTTAATAATGGCTAATATAGCAGCGTCCGTAGGAATGTAGTATCTACATAGCATAATTTTGTTCAATATTAGGTATAATAAAATATTAAAATAACATGGAGCGTTATGATTAAATATCTTGGATCAGTAGGGGCCTTTATTCGCCCCAATGACGATGCTGATAAAACTTATCAACTTCTTAATGTATTTTCATCATCTGCTCTTTCTACATTGTTATTTTCTGCCAGTTTTAATAATTCAGATGGAATAATAAATTACAGCCCCTATTCTGCTAGCGTATATGTTAATGGAATAATTGGCACGACCCTTGAAAGTAAGCAATGGAACCACGTTACCTTCTCGTTTGATAATAAGTTATATACATCAGAGGAAAATAATTTTATTATTAGGTTTGGCGATAGCGCATCATCTAACTTCAATATACAGAATGTGTATATTACTGATTCGTCATTCAGTTCTTCCGCTGTTGGGTATCTTCATAAAGAATTTACTGGTGCTGGCGACTATGCTATTAGAGTAAATGATTCAGCCTCGTACTCTATTAATTTCATTGATGCCCCCGAAACAAATTATTCTTCATCTGTAATAACTTCTATATATCAGCCATTAAAAAATCAGTTAAGATTTGACAGGAATGTAGCCGCAGCAAGTGAAAACTCTCTTGCAATATTTACTTCTGCCTCAACAATGATAAATGATGATTTGTATATTGACGGATACAATATCATTGAGGGAGACTATGTATTATCTTTAGAAGATAATTTAATATATCAACTATCTGCATCATCTCAATTAGTAACACAAAGTAGTAGCGATGGAGACTTCATAAAGATTTTATTTGGACGCACTTATGCAAATACATACTATCTTTATGGTAGTTCATCGTTCACGTTGACCCCAGCCAGACAGAAAATTAACTATTACCTGAACATTTTCGATACAAATAATGCTTAATATGGTATTATCAGGTACATGGGACTACAAATAGTACAAGATCCTTCCAATTATGGTATCTACGTTTGGTTGCTACCTGAGGGCGGAGTCTTTAAAGATGACGATGACAATGTTTTAAACATCCCGTCAATGCGCGGAGATATAGAAAAAATGGCGGAGATTAGAAAAGCCGCAGCACATTATGGTCAGCCAGATGGACAGGCGGTATTCATTCCAGGCATCGGCAGGCTAACAGAAGAAGAATATCAAGAAGATAAGTACCGAATGGACAACGGTCTTCTTTCATACGGTGATACAGGAGCGTGGCGAGATGCAGCAAGAACCAGAAGATCTTTGGATAGATAGTGTTCACATAGGTTCAACTCAGTCTGAACCTATGATAAAGGTCGATCAAGATGACTTTAAGCAGGATGCCGAATCTATTCTTCAGTTAAATGGTCTATCTCAAAACTTTAAAAGATCTGCCAGAAGAAAACTTAGTAAGGCTTTAACTACTACTAATGGTGAAATTGTTCAGGCCGATAACAATGTTTATGCTGGAGATGACGCATCATCAAAACAAATCATTCCAGATAGATATGGATATGGCGTGTTTGACGTTGTTGAACCTCAATATAATCTTGCCGCGCTAGCAAAAATTTATGAACTATCTGCCCCTAACTATGCTGCTATTAACGCAAAGGTTGCCAACATTGTTGGCCTTGGATATGACCTTATGCCCAACCTTGAAGTCATTCAAAGACTTGAAGAGATAGAAGATCCAGATCAACTAGCCAGGGCTAGAAGAAAGATAGCAAGAGAAAAGCAAAAGACTGTAGAGTGGCTAGAAAGTAGAAACGATGATGATACTTTCACAATGACACTAATTAAAGCATATATAGATGCGGAGTCAACTGGAAATGGATATATTGAGGTCGGCAGGAAGGTTAATGGGGAGATTGGCTACATTGGTCATATTCCAGCCTCCACAATGCGAGTGCGTAGATTGCGTGATGGATTCGTTCAAATTGTTGCAGGGAAGGCAGTCTTCTTTAGAAACTTTGAAGGAACAGAAAAGAATCCAATTACGACAGATCAGCGACCAAACGAAATAATTCATATCAAGAATTACACCCCAACGAACACTTATTATGGCCTGCCAGCAATTGTTGCTGCTAAAAATGCTATGGCTGGAAATGAATTTGCATCCCGCTTCAACCTTGAGTACTTTGAAAATAAAGCCGTGCCACGTTATATCTTCTGGCTTAAGGGTGCAAAAATGTCACGGGCAGCAGAAGAAAGACTATTTGAGTTCTTCCAGGGCAACCTAAGAGGCCAGTCTCATAGAACTGCAATCATTCCTATTCCTGGCGATACACCAGATAATAAAGTAGAAATGAAGATGGAGCCGATTGAAACTAATATTCAAGATTCATCGTTTAATAACTATAAGAAGATGAATAAGGAAGAAATTCTTATGGCTCATCGTGTACCAGCCTCTAAGGTCGGTGCAACTGAGGGTATTGGTCTTGCTGCTGCCAGAGAGTCTGATAGAACATTTAAAGAGCAGGTATGTCGTCCAGCACAAGACTCACTAGAAAAGAAAATTAATAAGATTATTGCGGAAAAAACTGACATATTTAGATTTGAATTTAATGAACTTACTCTTACGGATGAAGAAACTCAGTCGAAGATTGATGAAAGATATTTGAGAATGCGGGTTATTGTTCCAAATGAAGTAAGAGAAAGACTTGGAAAGTCAAGTCTTCCAAACGGTGACACTCCTGTTATTTTAACTGGACCGCAAGCAGCAGAACAAAATGCACAGGCAAACGGAAACAGATTAAGAGATCAACAACGATCTGCAAACCAGTCCGACGCCGCTGGATTAGGTAGGGCTACTCAGGGCGATGGAAGGCAGCAAAACTAATAATTAATAATGCTATATATAATATAATTAAAATGTTATGACCGACTTTAGTAAAGCACATTTCGATGTAGATGGTGACAATTTACGGCTCACTATGCCGATTGCTAAAGTCGATGAAGAGCGTAGAATTGTTAGTGGATTTGCCACATTAGATAATATAGACAGACAGGGTGACGTTCTCCTTTCAGATGCATCAAGAAAGGCATTTGAAAGTTTTAGAGGAAATGTCCGTCTTATGCATCAGCCTATTCCTGCTGGAAAAGTAATCTCATTTAAAGAACATAGTTTTTATGATCAAGAGAGCGGTCAAACATACAACGGAATATTCGTTGATGCATATATTTCTAAGGGTGCAGAAAATATTTGGCAGATGGTTCTTGACGGAACTCTAACTGGATTTTCTATTGGTGGAAGAATTCTAGATTATGAAAATTCAATGGATAAAGGCGATGCAGACAATCCAGTAAGAGTAGTAAAAGAATATGAGTTAATGGAACTGTCGCTAGTTGATTCTCCAGCAAATCAGTTTGCTAACATTTTTTCTATTCAAAAACTTGGAGATGAGATAGTTACCTCTGGTATTGCAACAGAGTTCTCTACTGAAAATGTATTCTGGTGCCAGAATGATAAGATGGCTATTGCTGAAAAATCAGATTCTGCTAACTGCCCATCATGTAACGGAGCCATGTTTGAAATTGGTTGGATAGAATCAAACGACATTAATAAAAATCAAGAGATCGGAAAGATTGTTGATTCTTATTTAATTAAAGCAGACAGCCTTTCTGTAGGAAATTTTGTGTCATGGAATTCATCTGGTGGAACAGCGAGGGGCAAAGTAGAAAAAATTGTTCGCTCTGGATCTATTGATGTTCCAGGATCAGACTTTACAATTACTGCAGAAGATGGTGATCCTGCTGTTCTTATTAGAGTATACAGACAGGGAGAAAATGGATGGGAGCCATCAGATACTCGCGTCGGTCACAAAATGAGTACTCTAAGCAGAATTGATTCTTTAGGCAAATCAAGTGACATGGACGAAGACGATCTTGAAAAAGAAACTGTTACTAATGAGGTAACTCCAAATCGTAATGCTCAGCAAGGACTACCTAGCGGTCTTCCAAAAGAAAAGAAAAAGAAGAAGATCGTTTATAAATCAGATCCGACCCCCATTGAAGAAAATGATTTCGTTGCATTTAAGATAGATTCCTCCCTTGAAAAAGGTAGAGTAGAACTTCTTAGCGACGAAAAAGCCAGCGTAAGAATTTATAATAGACTATCTAACAATAAGTTCGCAGCAACTGAAAGAATTGTTATAAAGAAAATTTCTGATCTTGTAAAAATTAAAGTATCCTCAGTTACAAAAGCGCACGAAGTTGCACTTAGAAAAGAACTTGAGTCTTTAATTTCTCAACATAATGAAAAATATGGTAATGTTATCAATAAGAGTGTAGATTTCAAAGAAATTTTTGAGGTTTATACAAGAGGCATAAATGCGTTTAACTCAAACCCTGTTCAAGATAAAGAAGAAATAGCAAAGACTTGGGCAACTGAAAGAGTTAACGGCTTTCTTTCTGCAGTAGCAAAAGGAAAGTTTAAGAAATTGCCATATGACACAGATTTGTTGCCAAATGGTCATCCATTGTCAACGAGAAAGTCGGACGAAGTAGAAAATTCTCCGCTGACTTTACAAAAACAAGAAGGAGGTGTTGAAGTGGCTGATAACGAAACAGGCCATGAAGAACTTGACACCGCCCAGGCTGTGGACGAGGCTTCAGAAGAAGTTGAGTTCGACGTAGAAGAAACCGTAGAAGATACTGTAGAGGACGTTGTTACTGAGGCCCTAGCAATGGCTAAGTCCGATGGTGCAGAGGCCGAAGTTGCCGAAGACACTTCCTCAGATGTTCTTGATGTGGAAAAGGCCATAGGCGAAGTTAAGTCTTTCGTAGAAGAAGCAATCACAAAGTCCGTTGAATCCAGCACAGAGTCCTTGGACAAGATTACAAGCGCTGTCCTTGAACTTTCAAAGGCTGTAGACGATAAAATTGGACAACTTCAGGCTAAGTACGATGAAGTTACAAAGAGTTTGGCTGATCTCGGTAATGTTGCTACAGAAATCGCTAACCGCGTAGAGTCTGTAGAAGAAGAGACAGCAATGAAGAAGTCTGGTGAACTTGAAAATAGTATCCCAGAGCAACCTATGATGAGAAAGTCATTATGGGGCGGACGCTTCCTCAGTTCCGCAGATATATTTAACTAAAATAAGAAAGAGAGGTGTAAAGAAAAGCATGAGTGACATTATAAATAAGGCCGCTACCGACGCTGGTACTGGTGCAATCATCTCAGATCTCGCTTCAAGCGGTGATATGGAGAACTTGACTACCAATCCACTAACACAAAACGGTGGCGTCCTACTTCCAGAACAATCTCGTCAGTTCCTAGACTATGTGTTTGATCAGATGGTCTTAGGCAATGACGGTCGTAGACAAATCATGCGTGCAAACACCGCTGAATTCGATAAGATTCAGGTGGGTACACGTTTGATCCGCAAGACATCACAGGCAAGTGAAAATATCTATGATGCTGGCGCAGGCGAAACAAGTTATGCAAACCGTGGTGCTCAGTTCACCAAGGTTGAAATTGTCACAACTAAGTTCCGCTTGGACTACGAACTCTCAACTGAGGCACTTGAGGATAACATTGAGGGCGCTGCACTTGAGGACCACATTGTCCGCCTAATGGCTGGTCAGTTTGGTAACGACCTTGAGGACATTGCAATCAATGGTCTCGCTGCTCAGGGTACTGCATCCTACGCTGGTACAACCTACCCATACACAATTGATG